TTAACAAGCGTTGCAATTTCATGCAGGATGAGAACGACCCGGAAGATGACGTCAGTGACGCCGCCTTCACCGAGATCTTAGCGATCTTGGACGTTGTCAAACAAGACACGGAGGCGATTAAACTGTTCACTCATTGGGATGAGAATAGCGTAGACAGGGCGAGGTGGTTGCGTAAATTCGATCCAAGCAAGGCCGATAGGATGCGTAAAGCATACAGCAACATAACAGAAGCGACGTTGAAGAAGATCCGTGACAAGACTCTCATGGTCAAGAGAGAGGCCCTTGTCGACAAACGCGACGACCCAGAGTGGGCTCCACGTGCCATATACGTGGGCTCAGATGAACATAACGCTATCACCGGACCCGCCATGATGATTTTCATGGAACGGCTTTGCGCTTTGGTGCGTAAGGTCACGGTCGGGCCGGTGAAGTGTCACTTCGGGTACAAGTGTACGGACACTCAACTCACAGACTTCGTCAATAAATACGGTGATGATATGCCCTACCGCTTGGAGGGCGATTATTCCAAAAACGACCGCCAACAGCGTAAACGCGTGGCAGCCGTCATCGATTATTGGCTAGAAATCTGTCGCTTACCTGTTTGGCTACGCAACCTCATGAAGGATAGCTCAGACAAGTACAATGTCTATCTGAATGACGCAGGTCTCACCGCGACCCTCCGGCATCAATCGCCGACGGGCACCACCGCAACCACACCCAGGAATTCCGCTTGGAACCTTTCTATGTTCGCATTATCGATGAAGCGTGAAGGCGTGACCCGCTGCCGCGCTCTCATTCTAGGTGACGACCTATATGCTAGATGCAAAGAAAGAGTCAACTTACGTAACTGGGAGTCTCATGTGGACGAGTGCAAGATGATACTGAAAAGTGCATCACCGGAGGAGTCGTTCGGGACGTTTCTATCGAGGAACATTATCGAGGATTTACCAGACAAGGCTGTAATGATGCCGAAGTTTATTAAGTGTATGTACAAATACAATGCATGTGCCACAACCAATAGTGGCCTCACGCTTGCGCAATACAAAGCAGGGAAAGCCCTGTCGCACGCGTTCGAGTTCAGACACGTCCCGTATTTGTCACAACGCTTCGTAATTGACTTCAAACGTCAAAAGGTCCCACTCGATCAGATCCAATTAGGTGAACTATCATGGTTCACCCGGAAATCAGGTTATGATACACCAGCCAAAATGCTACGCGCCGTGAAAACGGAACGTCGCTTGGTGTCAGACCAACGTTTCTTGGAATTCATGGTCGAGGTTTACGGACTTGGTTTACAACAAGTAGATTGGTACTTGGACCACGTTTTAAGCTCTGACACAATATGTCTGGTTCATGATCCACATCGCCCACCCGGAGGCTGGCCTGCTCATTGTTTGTGATGGCACCCCCCACACAACAAACACCAACCAACCAAACCTTCGTGAGCCAATTGAGGTTCAGCGTGAGCACGCGGTAATGTGCACCCCCCC